TCAACAACGACCGACTGCCCTGCCGTATTGACGTTCTGTATGGCTACAGCGTCATTCGTCCGCAGATGGCGGTTCGCCTTTGGGGCTAATAGAGGGGGCTTCGGCCCCTTCTTTCTCTCAAATCAAGGAGCATTAGATCATGGCTATCACTACTCAGGGCGCTTCCTACCCGCTTGAATCGTTCGGCCCGACGCCGCCGATCTCTCAGGGCACGGGCGGCTATCAGTATTCGGCGGGCAACCGCACCGAACCGTTGATGCTCGCGCAGGGCGCTCCGGCGGCTCTGACGGGCTCGACTGTTACGGTGACGGCGGCCAATCTGGCGTCCGGCATCATCACGGTCGACTCCGGCGGCACGGATGCTGGCACCTACACGTTCCCGACGGGCGCGCTGATCGACGCCGCTTTCCCGAGCGTTGCGGTCAACACGGCGTTTGACGTTGTTGTCATCAACCTTGGCGACAACGCTGCGAACGATGTGACGTTTGGCGCGGGCTCCGGCAACACGATTGTCGGCAACGCGGTCGTCGCTGACAGCGCTACGGCTACGTTCCCGGCTTCGGCTACGTTCCGTTTCCGCAAGACGGGCACGGCGGCGTATTCGATCTACCGCATCGGTTAATCATAGGAGAAGGTAATGCCTAACACTAAACCTGTTGGCGTCGCCTTCTCTGATCCCGAACTCGTGAGCGGCACAACCATCACGGGCGCGACGATCAGCGGAAGCACGCTCACCTCTGCCACTGTCTCTGGCACGTTCACGTCGACGGCCACTACAGACGCGGTTGTCGCTAACGCGACGGCTGGCCTGTATTTCCTGACCACGGCCATTACGGCAGGGTCGACGACCACGACCGCTCCGGCAGGTTCGTTGGCCACGACGACCAACGCCACGGGCGCTGGCAAGCTGTTCACCTCGGTGGCCGGCAAATGGGAATTTCCGGTTCTCACCTAATTTGATCCTACAGGCGGCCTACGGGCCGCCTGGCCCTTACCATAGGTGTAAAATGGCTCTCATTTATTTGCGTCATGCCGTGCATGGCGTTAAGATCGCTACGCTGGAATTAGAAGCCGAAGCCGACGAAGAGAACGGCTGGGAAAGGTTTGATCCGAATGACGACGGCGGGCGAGCAGATCAACGGGGCTCTGAGACTGTTGGGCGTTCTCGCAGAGGGCGAAACGCCCTCAGCAGAGACCTCGCAGGACGCGCTGACAGCCCTGAATCAAATGATCGACTCGTGGAACACGGAACGTCTGTCGGTCTTTTCAACTCAGGATCAGGTTTTCCTGTGGCCGCCAAGTCAGCTTAATCAGTCGCTTGGCCCGACCGGCGACTTTGTTGGCAATCGACCCATTCTGCTAGACGACGCGACTTACTTTCGCGACCCGCAGACCAATGTGTCCTACGGCATCAAGCTGATCAATCAGCAGCAGTATGATGGCATCGCGGTTAAAACGGTCACGTCGACCTATCCGCAGGTCATGTTTGTCAACAATACCTACCCGAACATTGAAATGTATATCTACCCGGTGCCGTTGCGGTTGCTGGAGTGGCATTTCATTTCGGTCGAGGAATTGACGCGCCCGGCGCAGTTGGCGACGCAGCTTACGTTCCCGCCGGGCTATCTGCGGGCGTTCCGCTACAATCTGGCGTGCGAAATGGCCCCGGAGTTTGGCGTCGAGCCCTCCGCGCAAGTGCAGCGCATCGCGATGTATAGCAAGCGCAACTTGAAGCGCATCAATAACCCCGACGACATCATGGCGCTGCCCTACAGCATCGTCGGCACGCGTCAGCGCTACAACATTTTTGCTGGCAACTATTAACAAAATCAACAGGTTACAAGGTGCAAGTAGCGTGAAATTTACGTTTAGCGGCAAGATAAGTCTGATGAGCTTCTTCCGGTGTCGGGAAGTCGCCCAGCCAATGTGTCTTGCCTTTATGCGTTATGCTGGCGCGCCATTTATTTTGGTAAAATATGACGCCCATAAAACCGGATTTATTTCGTTTATTTGGCTTACGAACATTTTGCGAATTGCCGGATTCGTCGACAACGCGCAAATTATCAAATTTGTTGTCGCTTTTAATCCCGTTAATGTGATCGATAAGCCCGATAGGCCATTTATCGGTCATATACAGCCATGCCAACCGATGCGCTTTATAAACGCGGCGTTTGATACCTATCGTAAGGTATCCTCTTTCATCTGGACACCCAGCTATATCGCCAATTTTAACTGCTCTACTCGGGCGAATCGCCCAAGTAAAAATGCCCGTATTGGCGTCATAAGCCAATATATCTCTCAACTCTTTTGCTGTAAGTTCGGTCATGGGCCGACTATAGCATTTAGTAGTTAGGGAGTAAACATTGAAAACCCCAATTTTAGGGTCATCATACGTACTCCGTAGCCCGAATGCGGCAGATAGTCGCATGGTTAACCTATACCCGGAAGTCGTGCCGGAGGGCGGCAAAGAGGCCGCTTGGCTTCAGCGCACGCCGGGGCTGCGCGCATTAACGCAGCTTCCGACCGGCCCCGTGCGCGGGCTTTGGCAGTATGGCGATTACGGCTACGCCGTCTCCGGTAGCCGGCTGTATCGCATAGACCCGGATTGGACATATCACGATCTTGGCCAAGTCCTTGGCACCGATAACTCAACCACATCGCCGGTTAATATGGTCGACAACGGCACGCAAATGTTTATTGCGGCCGGCGCTAATGGCTACATTTACACGTTAGAATTTTCGCTTTTTTGCAATACGACTAACACCTCTACGACTGTTACGACCGCCGACACAGGCACTATAATGGTCGGCCAGCCTGTATCCGGCGCGGGTGTCCCGGCCGGCACAACTGTCGCCAGCATAACCAACGGCACAACTTTTGTTTTGTCGCAGGCGGCTACGGCTACTGCTGCGGGCGTCGCGCTGACTTTTGCGCCGTTTTTTACGCAGATCACCGATTCTGACTTTTACGGCGCGGTTGGCGTTGGATTTATCGACGGATACTTTGTCTATAACCAACCGAACAGTCAATATTTTTGGGTCACTGATTCTTACAACGGTTTATCTATCGGCGATCTCTCATTTGCCAGTGCTGAGGGCTCGCCGGATAACCTTGTCACGTTGATCGTCGATCACCGCGAAGTCTGGCTGTTTGGCGTCAATACCGTTGAAGTTTGGTATAACGCCGGAACGCCGGACTTTCCGTTGGCGCGTATCCAAGGCGCGTTCAACGAAATTGGCTGTCTTGCCGCCTATTCCGTTGCCAAGCTGGACAATGGCTTATTTTGGCTTGGTCGCGACGCGCGGGGTAACGGCATTGTTTATCGGTCAAAAGGCTATTCCGGCGAGCGCATATCGACGCACGCTGTCGAATGGCAGATCCAACAATATGATACGCTAAGCGACGCCGTTGCCTATACCTATCAGCAAGACGGCCATAGCTTCTATGTGCTAAATTTCCCGACCGCCAATACGACGTGGGTTTACGACGTGGCGACCGGCCTCTGGCACGAGCGCGCCGGCTGGGAAAACAACCAATTCACGCGTCATCGTGGCCAATGCCAGATGAACTTTAACAACGAAATCGTCATTGGCGATTACGTCAGCGGGTTCCTTTTCGCCTATGATCCGACCGTCTACACGGAAGCCGGCACCGTTCAAAAATGGCTGCGGTCATGGCGCGCGTTGCCGACCGGCGAGAACAATCTGAAGCGCACGACGCAGCACAGCTTGCAACTTGATTGCGAAACGGGCGTCGGTCTTAACAGTAATGACTACGGCTTGCTCGGCACGACGTATCTTATTACGGAAGATTTTAAGAATATCATAACCGAAGACGGCGACTTCATCGTTTCGTCGCTCAACCTTCCGGCTCCTGGTATCGTTCCGCAGGTCATGCTGCGCTGGTCAGACGACGGCGGCCATACATGGTCGAACGAGCATTGGAAATCTATGGGCCGTATTGGCCAGTTCGGCTACCGCACGATTTGGCGGCGTCTTGGCATGACGCTCAAGATCCGCGACCGCGTTTATGAGATCTCCGGCACAGATCCGGTAAAGATCGCCATTATGGGCGCAGAACTCATAATGAGCCCGACAAATGCCTAATCTTCCCAACAACACGCTCGTGCCCGCCGCACGCGTTCCAATCTGGGATAAAGTGACGAACTTTGTCACCCGCGAATGGTATCGCTGGTTCTATAACACTTACATCGCCGTTGAAGCTGGCCGGCGTTACGGCTCATTCTACAGCACAACGACGTTTACGCCAACGGTAATCAATACGGCATACGCGATTACGTTCAACAATACATATGAACGCGCTGACGGGTCTGAGTTGGTTTACGGGGTTTATGTTGGCCCTGTCACGTCGCAGATATTCGTAGATAATACGGCGACGTATAATTTCCAGTTCTCGGCGCAGTTGAAAGAAACCGGCGGCGGCACGAAACAGATTTATATCTGGCCGCGCATAAATGGCGTTGATGTAGCCGATTCCGCCACTAACGTGACGCTTGCCAATGGTTTGAATGCTGCGGCTGTCGCGGCGTGGAATTTCGTGCTAAACCTTCAGGCTGGCGATTATTTTGAACTGATCTATTCGGCCAATAGCACAAACGTGTCGATTCCGTATGTGGCGGCGTCTAGCCCGGTTCCGGCAATTCCTTCGGTCATCCTGACCGTAACCAGTTGTGTAGGTGGATAATGGCAGTCGTAACTCCTACCCCAAAAGCCCAATTCTTTTACGCGGACGGCACGCCGCTAGTTGGCGGTAAGGTCTATACCTACTCAGCCGGCACGACCACGCCGCAAGTGTCCTATACGGATTACACCGGCCTGACGCCCAACGAAAACCCGGTCATTCTGGATTCGCGCGGCGAGGCTAATATTTGGCTGGGCGAACTGTCCTATAAGTTCCGCTTGACCGATGAAAACGACGTAGAGATTTGGACGGTTGATTACGTCACCGCGCCGCTGACCTCTGTGTCGCCGGTTCTGTCCGGCAACGTCACAATCTCGACGGACTCGATTGGTCCGGCGCTAAAGATCACGCAGATCGGCACCGGCAACGCGATTGTTGTGCAGGACGAAACCGATCCTGATACGACGCCGTTTGTCGTCACCAACACCGGATCGGTCGGTATCGGCACAACGGTGCCGGCGACTAAACTGGCCGTCAATGGCACGATCAGCACGGACACGATTGCTGAATATACGTCTGCCGCCGGCGTCACCATTGACGGCGTTGTCGTCAAAGATAGCGCTATTGCGGGCGATTATCTGCGCATCGCGGCTAAAACCGTGCAGGCTACGACGACCGGCACGTCAGTAACTTTTAACAGCATACCAAATTGGGTGCGCCGCGTTACGGTCATGTTCAATGGCGTTTCGACGGATAACACGTCGCCGTTGTTGGTCAAGCTGGGCACGGGCGGCGGTATCGCCAGCACGGGCTACGCCTCGACGGGCGCGCGCTTAGCAGCCGCCGGCACAACGGTTGATAGTTCGACGGCTGGGTTCCTTATCAATAGCACGTCCGCCGCCGACGCTGTGTCTGGCACGCTTGTAATTAGCGCGGTCGATCCGACTAACTACATTTATGCGGCCGATCATACGGTCAAAGACGGCACGACGGCGGTGATGACCGGCGCGGGTAACGTGACGCTCGGCAATCTCATGACGCAGCTTTCGATCACCACTGTGACCGGCACGTCTAACTTTGACGCCGGCTCTATCAATGTGCTGTATGAATGACGACTGACATTGTAAACAATAGGACGCTAGGGCTTAAAATAGGATATGCCGCTACGGATTGGCGGCATCCTATGGATTACGACACATACGAACAGGAGATGTCTGATTGGCATGTGTCTGTAATCATTAGAGATCTTGAGCCTATTGGCGCGGTGTATAGGAAAGACGGTGAAACGCATGTGTCGATCTTGCCGCACTGGCGGCAGCGTTGGTTGACTAGAGGACTGCTAAAGGAACTTTTAACCGATACGCGGTCTACAAGGGTCGATGACGGGAACGATTTCATGTATGGTGTATTGGAAAGACTCGGCTTCCGTCGTCAGCCGGACGGTATGCTAACAAGAGAGATCTGACATGGGCATTGGTTCAGCTTCCCGCGCGCAGCAGCAGGCTACGCAACAGGCCATGAT